GGTCTACCTATGCTAATTGCTCTGTTGGATACGGAGGAAGTGGTGGTGGCGGCGGGTGTGCTATTACATGGCTTACCGGACTAACACCCGGCAATACGTTGAGTGTCACTGTTGGTGGTGCGGGGTCAGCAGGTTCATCTAGTGCTGGTGCTGGCGGTACTGGTGGTACTTCTTCTGTTGCCTCTGGGACGCAGACAATTACAACGATTAGTGGCACCGGAGGCAGCGGGGGCGCCGGGGGCGCTGGTGGTGCGTCGCAAGGGAATGGCGGTGCTGGTGGCGGGACTTCGGGCGGCACCATTTCTTTTACTGGGCAAAGTGGAAGAAGCGGTTTGTCTCTGCAAAATGCAGGAAGCTCCACGGGTGGTCACTCGCTTTTTGGCCTTGGGGGGCAACAAACAACAGCGAGTCGCACTGTGTCGTCTGTTGGAACTGGTTATGGTGCTGGCGGTACTGGTGCAGGTTCTAGTAATCAATCGAATTACGCTGGCGCGGCGGGCACTGCGGGCCTTGTTATTTTTGAATGGTGATCAGCATGAACAAAAACTACTGCATGGTTAACGTCGAGACCAGCATTTGCGACAACATCTGTTTGTGGGACGGCAACCCTGACACTTGGACACCGCCATCTGGCTACTTAATGCTTCCTCAAGCTACGACCCCCGCAAAGAATTGGGTGTGGATTGACAACGCGTGGGTGATAGCAAATGAGGGTGAGGGACAGATCGGCTTTACGTGGGACGGCACCTACCTGACCACCAACGAACCCGAACCCGAGAATGCCGCCATTACCCCAGACGGCGGGGTCACAACCGGAGCCAAGACGCTGTGACGGCAATGATCGCCCCCCGGTTCATCGTCACGCAAGACGGCACCTCGCTGAACGTGTTCCATGCCAACAAAGGGCAGGGCCTGCCGCGTCACGAGCACGCCTACGCACACCTGACCATGTGCCACGCGGGAAGCTGCATCGTACGCAAGGAAGGCCGGGAGTTGGTGATGACCAAGGACACGCAGCCGGTGAATCTCGTGGGCAACGAGTGGCATGAAATCGAAGCACTTGAGGACGGCACGGTGTTCGTGAACGTCTTTGCAGAAGGGAAATACTAAATGTCCGTCGTAAAAGCAAACACCTACCAAGACGCCAGCGGCGGCAGCAACGCTGTCTTCAGTGGTGTCGCCTCGCCGCCCAACTCGATGGGGTTCAGGAATCGCATCATCAATGGGGATATGCGGATCGACCAGAGGAATGCTGGGGCGAGTGTGACGCCTGCGGACGGGGCTTACACTTTAGACCGATGGTCTGTGTATCAGTTTGTTGCGTCGAAATTTTCTGTGCAGCAAAACGCAGGCGCTGTCACGCCACCAACGGGGTTTTCTAACTACCTTGGGGTGACTTCATTGTCCGCGTACACCGTGCTGTCTGGTGGGGCCAATACTGTCCAGCAAGCAATTGAGGGTTTTAATACTGCGGATTTAGCGTGGGGAACCGCAAATGCTCAAGCAGTCACTTTGTCATTTTGGGTTCGTTCAAGCCTGACAGGAACTTTTGGTGGTGCTATACAAAACTCTGCCGCCAATAGAAGCTACCCATTTTCTTTCACCATCAGTGCTGCAAGTACTTGGGAATACAAGACCATCACCATTTCGGGCGACACAACCGGCACTTGGGTAGGTGCAACCAACGGCGTTGGGCTGAGAGTGTTTTTTGGTCTTGGCGTTGGCTCTACTTATAGCGGAACTGCGGGGGCATGGGCTGGCGCACAATATTTTTCAGCCACCGGCGCAACCAGCGTAGTCGGCACCAACGGAGCCACCTTCTACATCACCGGCGTCCAGCTTGAAGCTGGCACTGTGGCCTCGCCGTTTGAGCGCAGGGACTACGGGCGTGAGTTGGCGATGTGTCAGCGGTATTACTGGAAAATGACTAGTGTTGTCGTAGATACGATTGTTACGGCTTCTGGGGTACTTGGAAGCGCGACCAACGCGCAGGTTTATTTTAAGTATCCCCAGACAATGCGGTCGTCTCCAACGTTTTCGCAGAACTTGATGAATATCAGCAACGGTGTAAATGGCCAGCCAATTTTAAGTTTCGGAGGGGCTTTTGGTTTGGATTCCGCATTCTTGAGCTGCACCACTTCATCGATTGGCAGTGGCGCTGCGACGCAAGCCGCAATCATGTACATGAACAACAACGCCAGCGCATTTGTTGCTGCCAGCGCGGAGCTTTGACTATGTATAAATTACCTGATGTCTTACTTCTTGGGGCTGTTCCGCCATGCGTCACTCGCCTTGCGGATGGCGCAGTCATCCCCTTCGACCCCGCCAACACCGATGCCAAGGAGTTCGCTAAGTGGCTTCAGGCTGGAAACAAGCCTGACCCCGCTGAAGAGGGTGGCGTGGTGACGGACGAGTGGGTTGCAGAGACCATCGCGAAGTTGATCCCTGCCGAAGGAAACCAGCCGCTGCCTGCGGATGAGCCGACGGAGTAAACCGGTATGGAAGATACCCAGCACCAGATCGCCCTGCTGAAAGCGCAGGCGCGGGCGGAGTTGAACCGCCTCGAAGCCCAGAGCACCGCCAAGGATGTTGCGGGCAAAGCCATCGGCAAGCACGGGCTTGCGTACATCACGGCCATCGTCGTTGTGGGCGTAGGTGCCAGTCTGGCGCTGGAGGAGTCCAAGATCGCTGCGGTGATCGGTCTGGTGTCTGCCGCCCTGACGGCGCTGATCTCCATGCTCAACGGAATTGCAGGTGCGTCTCCCAAACAGGACAAGCCCGAGTTCGAGATCATGAAGCAACTGATTGACAAGCTGGACCGGCTGGACCGCCAAGAGCAGCCCATGCGTGTGGATGTTGAAGGCACCAAGGTCACCGTCACCAAGGGCGACGACAAGGTCACGGCAGGGGGATGACATGGATTGGCTCAAACAAATTGCCCCCACTGTGGCGTCTGCGCTGGGCGGCCCTCTTGCGGGCATGGCAGTCGCTGCCATTTCTAAAGCCATCGGCGTCGAAGAGGACAAGGTCAACGACCTGATCTCCAGCAACAAAATGTCCGCCGAGCAGATCGCGCAGTTGAAGATTGCCGAGATCGAACTCCAAAAGCAGGCCAACGAACTCGGTCTGAACTTCGAGAAGTTGGCGGTGGATGACAGGAAGAGCGCCCGTGAGATGCAGATGACGACGCGCTCGCTAGTGCCTCCAATTCTGGCTGGGACCATTACGCTGGGCTTCTTCGGCATCCTGATCCTGCTGCTGCTGGGCAAGGTCGAGGGCGACAACAACACCATCCTGATCATGCTGGGCTCGCTTTCTACCGCATGGACTGGGATCATTGCTTACTATTTTGGTTCTAGCGCAGGTTCGCAAGCCAAGACGGAACTCATGGCCGGTAAAAAATGACCATCCTCGCCCTGACTGAGACCCTGACCAAACTCAAGATCGACCCGTCGTGGGCCGAGCCGCTGGCGGAAGTCTTCCATCGCTACGAGATCAACACCCCGGCGCGGCAGGCTGCGTTCATTGGGCAGTGTGCGCATGAGTCCATGAACTTCAAGGTGCTGGAGGAGAACCTCAACTACTCCGCCGAGGCGCTGATGCGTACGTGGCCGAGCCGTTTCCCGACGCTGGAGTTCGCCCAGCAGTACGCCCGCAACCCTGAAAAAATCGCCAACCGGGTCTATGGTGGGCGCATGGGCAACGGCACGGAAGAGACTGGGGACGGCTGGCTGTATCACGGCAGGGGGCTGATTCAGCTTACCGGCAAGGACAACTACATGCTGGCCTCGGACGCCCTGAACCAAGACTTCATTCACTCCCCGGATTACTTGCTGGTGCCGCGCTGGGCCGCGCTGTCTGCTGGGTGGTATTGGAACAAGCGCAACCTCAATAAAGAGGCCGACGCCAAGGACTTCGTCGGGATGACCAAAAAGATCAACGGCGGTACGATTGGGCTTGACGACCGGATTGCGCACATCAAGCATGCGCAAGAGGTGCTGACCGCTTAAAGGCCATCCATGCCGCTTCAGAAAATCCTTTTCAAACCCGGAGTCAACCGCGAGAACACGCGGTATACGACCGAAGGCGGGTGGTACGACTGCGACAAGGTTCGCTTTCGCCAAGGCACGCCAGAAAAGGTGGGCGGTTGGGAACGCATCTCTGCCTACACCTACGAAGGCGTGTGTCGTTCGCTGTGGACTTGGGGCACGATCACCAACCCCACGGTACTCACGGGCGTGGGCACCAACAAGAAGTTTTACATTGCAGAGGGCGGCGCGTACAACGACATCACGCCGATCCGCGACTATGAAGGGCCGCTAAGCAATCCGTTTGCTGCTACCACCGGGTCCACGACGATCACAGTCACTGACAACGCGCATGGATGCCAGACGGGCGACTACGTGACGTTCCTCGGGGCGCAAGCGCTGAGTACGCAGACTTTCACGCGGTCCTCGGCTACGGACTTTGTCCTGTCCACGGCGCTGGCGAACAACACCCCGGTACTGCTGTCTGTTTCTGCTGGCGGGTCTTTGCCGACCGGCTTGCTCACGGGGGTGCAGTATTTTGTGAAGGTGGTCTCGGGCACCACGATTAACTTTACCAACGTGGTGGACGGCGCGGCGATTAACACCACCACGGCGGGTTCGGGAACGTTCTCTCTGGAAGTGAACCAAGGCATCACCTCGGCGGTACTCAACCAGAACTTCGAAGTCACCGTCGTCAACACCAACAGCTACACGATTCAAAGCCCGGTGGCTGCGACGGCCTACGATGTGGGCGGGGGCGGCACGTCTGTCTACGCGGCTTACGAAGTTCCCACGGGCAGCGAGATTGTCACACCGCTCAGTGGTTGGGGCGCTGGCACTTGGAGTTCCGGTCCGTGGGGCATCGGCACTACGACGCTGATCGGTGCGCGGCTTTGGTATCAGAACAACTTTGGTGAAGACCTCATCTTCGGGTATCGGGGCGGCGCTCTGTACTACTGGAATGCCAAGATTGGCGTGACGCCCGAAGTCTTCACAGTGACGATTGCCTCTCCAGCGGTGGTGACGTTTGCCAGTTCAGAGTTGGTGGACGGCACAGCAGTGGTGCTGGAAACGACGGGCGCGCTGCCCACGGGCCTCACGGTGGGTACGGTCTACTACGTGCGCAACGCCTCGGGCAGCACCTGTAATCTATCGGCTACACCCAGCGGCGCGCTGATCAACACGTCGGGCTCTCAGTCTGGCACGCACTACGTGTCGCCTCGCGGCATCCCGGTCACGAGTTTGGCAGGCGCGTCGGACGTGCCGACGGTGGTCAACAACATGATCGTCTCGGATGTGAGTCGGTTCGTGATTGCGTTTGGCTGCAACCCGCTGGGCGAGACAGTCGTGGACCCGATGCTCATTCGTTGGTCGGATCAGGAATCGGTGGTGGACTGGACGCCTTCGTCCACAAACCAAGCGGGCGGCGTGCGGCTGTCGCACGGCTCGGAGATTCGTACAGGCGTTCAGTCCCGGCAAGAAGTGCTGGTCTACACCGACGCGGCGCTGTACTCGCTGCAATACCTTGGGCCTCCGTTTGTTTGGGGTGCGCAGCTTCTGGGCGATAACATCTCGATTGCCGGAGTGAACACCGCCATCGTTGCGTCGGGCGTTGCGTACTGGATGGGCGTGGACAAGTTCTACCGCTACGATGGGCGCGTTCAGACCCTGCGTTGTGATCTTCGCCAGTACATCTACAACGATATCAACCTCGACCAGCAGGACTTGTTCTTCGCGGGGACCAACGAGGGCTTCAACGAGGTCTGGTGGTTTTACTGCTCATCTGGCTCCACCGTGGTGGATCGCTACGTCGTCTACAACTACGCCGAGGACATCTGGTACTACGGCACGATGGGGCGCACTGCATGGGTGGACTCGGGGCTGAACCAGTATCCGGTGGGTGCGACGTACGCCAACAATCTTGTGTATCACGAGCTTGGCGTGGACGACAACGTCTCTGGGACCCCCGTGGCGATTGACTCGTACATCACCTCGTCGCAGTTCGACATTGGTGACGGCCACGCGTTTGGCTTTATCTGGCGTTTGATTCCAGACATCACATTCCGTGGCTCGACTGCGGCCAGCCCCCAAGTCACCATGACGCTGCTGCCCCTGCAAAACTCAGGCTCAGGCTACAACTCGCCGCCTTCTGTCGGCGGGGTGGACAACGCCTCTGTGGTGCGCAGCGCCACGGTCCCGATAGAACAGTTCACGGGGCAGGTCTACATCCGGGTGCGTGGGCGGCAGATGTCGTTCAAGGTGGCGGGCAACCAGCTTGGCCTTCAGTGGCAGCTTGGCGCGCCGCGTATCGACATCAAGCCTGATGGGAGGAGATGACCCATGACTCTGATCGTCACCTCGCAATACGAACTCAACCGCGTTACAGCGCCGCGCCTGCCTAACGCACCAGCGGAGTATCGCCAGCAGTATCACGATCAGTTCGCCGACGTTCTGCGTCTGTACTTCAACCGGCTGGACAACATTCTGGGGCAACTGGTAGCTTCTATGGAAACAATCCCCGTATCAATCGGCGGCACCAACACGGACGCCTTCGGGCGATTGCGGGTCAGCCAGCCTTACACTCTCTTTGACAGCCAAAACCGCTACGCGGCAGACAATCAGTTTGATGTCTCCACCACCGGGACGGGCACCACGACGTTCCTCTCCAACGAGGCGGCGGTCAAGATGGAGGTCACCGGGGCAGGTGTGGGGTCAGTGCTGCGCCAGTCCTACCGCTCGTTCCCGTATCAGCCGGGTAAGGGCCTACTGGTCTTGGCGACGTTTGTCATGGACAGCAGTCAGAGCTTGAACCTCACCCAGCGGGTGGGCTACTACAACGACGACAACGGCGTGTTCTTTCAGCGCGTGGACGGTACGTACTCTTTTGTTCTACGTTCTAGCTCCACCCCCACTCCGGGCACCCCCAGCGATGTTCGCACGGTCACGCAGGCTAACTGGAACGGCGACAAGCTGGATGGCACCGGGGCTTCTGGGCTGACGCTGGACCCCTCCAAGGCGCAGATTCTGTGGATGGACTTTGAGTGGCTGGGTGTTGGATCGGTGCGTTGCGGCTTCATCATTAATGGTGAGTACATCGTCTGCCACACCTTTGAGAACGCCAACGATATCACCAGCGTATACATGACGACGGCTATCCTGCCGGTTCGTTACGAAATTAAGACTACAACGTCAGCGGTGGCAGCGTCCATGAAGGCGATCTGCTGCTCTGTGGTGTCTGAGGGTGGCTTTGAGCAAACCTCCATCGACCATGTGGCGCGGCGCACCACATCGTTTACCAACATCGACACCGCCGCGTTCTATCCCATTGTGTCTATCCGTCTGGCGTCGGGCCGCACGGGCGCGGTGGTGTTGCCCAACCGAGTTCAATTCCTGCCTCTAACCAGCCAGAACTATGAAGTGGCGCTGATCAAAAATGCTACCCTGACTGGAGCGACTTGGGCGGCGACGGTGCCTTCGGATTCCAACGTGGATTTTGATGTTGCGGCCACCGCCATGACAGGCGGGACTATTGCCCAGACAGATTATGTAACCTCTACCGGTAGCGGCGGCACGGTAAATACCTCCATAGCTACCGGCTACAACTGGGACCTTCAGCTTGGGGTGTCGATTGCCGGGGTCAGCGACATTTACACGCTGGGCGTGCGCACGGTCTCCGGGGCAACCAAAGGAGACGGCGTTGGGTCCCTCTCCTTCTACGACCTGACGCAGTAATTGCCTCTGAAAACCCCCCATGTTAGACTCAATTAACCCCTTTTCCGTGAGGCCCCAATGAGCCTTCAACTTGCTGCACAACACCTTGCATCCAAGGGCCGTGGTCCGGACACCATGCTCGTCCACATGGCTCCGGGCGAAGTCAAAAGCCTACAAGCTCTGGCACGCGCCCATGGCGGCACGCTGACCACCAACCCAGATACCGGTCTGCCTGAAGCGGGCTTTTTGTCCGCGATCCTTCCGATTGTTGCTGGTGCTGCGCTAGGTCCCGCAGGCATGGGCTTGACCGCAATGCAGGCGGGGCTTGCAGCGGGGGCGCTAGGCACTGTTATGACCGGCAGTCTACAGAAAGGTCTGATGGCCGGTCTTGGCGCGTACGGCGGTGCGGGGATTGGCAACGTGATTGGTAACGCAGGCACTGCGGCGATTGAGGCTGGGGCTACTGGGGCTGCGCCAGCGCTTCCTCCGGTGACGGATGTAAGCACTATGGCGGCGCAAGCGCCAAGTGCTGGGCTAGTACCCACCGGAGCAGTTACACCGCCAGCTTATCCAGCGGGAACTCTAGGAAGCGGTATGTACGACCCAACCGGTGGGGGCGTTTTGAATACCGGCGCTACTACTCCTCTTCGGTATGCAGATGTGGCGGTGCCTACGGCCCCTAATGTCACGCCTATGCCGACTGCATCTGTTACGCCGATGCGAGTTCCCAATGTTCCTAATCAGATGGACTTGATGAGCGACAAAGCTGCTGCGCTGCGCGAAGCGGGTCCGATGGGTCGGTTTACTAGGGGACTGAGCGAAATTTCTGAGAAACCGTCGCTACTCTTCAACAAAGAAAACATGCGGTACGGTCTCGCTGCCGCTGCGCCTCTTGCCGCCGCTGCGATGGAGCCTCCCAAAGCGCCTGTTTATCAAGGCAGCGGTCCCAACCCGTATGCGTATTCGTATGACCCCGGGACGCAGACCTATGCGCCTCTTCCCTCCTCATCTGCGGAGCGGCAGTACTTTGATCCGCAATTCCGTCGCATGGCCGAGGGCGGTATGGCGCGCGGTGGTATCTCGCATCTGGGTGACTATTCTGACGGCGGTCGTCTCCTGCGCGGCCCCGGTGATGGCGTGTCTGACTCCATCCCTGCAACGATTGCTGACAAGCGCCCCGCGCGTCTTGCTGATGGTGAGTTTGTGGTTCCCGCCCGCATCGTCTCTGAGTTGGGCAATGGCTCGACCGAAGCGGGTGCCCGTAAGCTGTACGCCATGATGGACCGTGTTCAGAAGCGTCGCGCTAAAACTGTTGGTAAAGGAAAAGTGGCTGTGAACAGCCGTGCTGATAAATTGCTTCCGGCATGACCGTTGTATATGCTGTTGAGGACCCGGGGTCCTTTATCGAAGAGTTCAAGGTGATTGCACCTGCGCACTATGACGAACTGTGTGTCACCAAAGACTTTCCGATGGACCCGGACCTTGAGGCGTACGGCAGGTTGTGGACAGCGGGAATGCTCAAGTGCATCACGGCGCGGACCGATGGAGCGTTGATTGGGTATGTGATCTTCATCGTCCAACCGCATTTGCACTACAGGACATGCAAGACAGCGTTTGAGGATTTGTATTTCCTCAAGAAAGAACATCGACTGGGGCGTACCGGTATCCGGCTCTTCCAGTTTGCAGAGGAGGCACTGCGTGCCGATGGCGTCAATCGCGTCATCTTCCACACGAAGGTGCACTTGGACAACTCGCGGCTGTTTGAGTACTTGGGCTACAAGCACACGGACAAGCTGTATACGAAAATTTTGAGCACGGAGCCGCTATGAGCTACTCTCGTCAACAGCTTTACGCCATGGGGGAACCCTTTGGCGAGTGCGCTACCCGCAAAGAAGGCGGGCGAATCATCTACGGCGGTGGCGGTGGCGGCAGCGCTCCCCCGGCTACTCAAACGCAGGTTTCTGACCTGCCGGACTGGGCCAAACCTTCTGCGCAAAAGCTGCTCGGTAAAGCCGAGGCACTCACTGAGGCCGGAAGATACCAGCCGTTCCAAGGCGAGCGCGTTGCCGGTTTTTCTCCGCTTCAGCAGCAAGCGTTCCAAGGCGCGGCGCGTATGGATACCGGCCCTCAAGGCTTTGCGCAGCAGGTTCCGCAGTACATGTCCCCGTACATGCAGAACGTCATCGATCGCGAGAAGATGGAGGCCGCTCGTGCCTCGCAGATTCTGGGCATGCAGCAGCAGGCTAAGGCTACGCAAGCCGGTGCGTTTGGCGGTTATCGGGAAGGTATTGAGCGCGCTGAGCGTGAGCGGGGGCTGCGCACCCAGTTGGCTGACATCCAGACTCGTGGTTTGCAGTCGGCATACGACCGCGCCGCTGATCAGTTCCGTACCGGCATCACGCAGGGTCTGGCCGTGGGCCAGCAACAGGCGCAGCTTGGCGGCGTTCAACAGCAGCGTGAACAGAGCATCCTGTCTCAGCAGTATCAGGACTTCCTGAACCAGCAGCGCTATCCGTACCAGCAGCTTGAGTTCATGTCCAACATCCTGCGCGGCACTCCGATGGGCACGGTCCAGACGCTGTACGGCGGACAGCCTAACGTGTTTGGTCAAATTGCTGGTCTTGGCGCTGGCTTGTATGGCGCATTTGGTCGTGCCGAGGGTGGCATGGTCAACTCTTATGCCGAAGGCGGTGTCACCAGCGATGCAAACGTCGAAGATATCCTGAGCAAACTCAGCGACCAGCAGTTGATGCAGGCCAAACAGGTTGCTTTGGCTCAGCGCGACGTAGAACGTGCGCAAATGATTGATGCTGAGTTGGCTGAGCGCGCTTCGTTGCGCGGCGGTCTGGGTGGCGCGTTCAACATGCTGCCGCAGGAGCAGCAGGATGCTGTGACCGAGATGGCTGGTGGCGGCATCGTGGCGTTTTCAAACGGCGGAGATATTGATCCGTTGTCTTTGATTGGAGGAAATCCTCCCGAAAGCCGGAGCGTGAACCCGTTGGATCTTGGCCGAATTGCTCGTGGTGGCAAGTCGATTGAAGAGTACTACAGCGAGCCGCCGCCCCCGACCCCCGGCATCCCTCGCATGGCTGCTGCGCAGCCCGCTGCGCAAACTTACACCCGAAGAATGGGCGCACTCGCTCCGTCTGAGCGTCCGTCTGAGCGTCCAGTCGATGTTGTCAAAGGTCCGGCCAAAACCAAACCCGTCAATGATGTTACTGCCGCTGCTAACGCAGTAGCGAATGCTGCTGCTCAGACCACGGGCGTGAGCCGCACGGGCATGAAAGAGGCTTTCGAGGAAGGTCTCAGGCTCGTGAAAGACGAGAGGGGTGAAGCTGACTCCAAGCGGATGACTGAACTGATCAACCGGATCAGTAAGTCTGACGCGCCGGACAAGATGGACATGCTGGCCAACTTTGGCTTCAAGATGGCTGAGGCCGCTACTGAAGGCGGAACGCTCCTGTCTGCCGCGTCAAAAGGCGCGCAAGTTATTCCGCAGATGCGCGCACAGGCTAAGAAAGAAGCCAAGGAAGCCCAACGTCTCGGTATTACGCTGGAGATGGAGAAGCTCAAACTTGACGCTGCTAACCGCAAGGGCGACCGCACTGCTGCATTGCAGCACGCGCAGAACATCCGGATCATGGAAGGCCAAGAAGCTCAACTGGCTGAAAATATCCGCGCTAACCGCGAACGTGAACGCCTGCAAGGACGCCAAATCGCTGCAACTGAAAAGCGCTACGCCGCACAGCAGGACCGGATGGCGCAGGCCATGCTGGCTACTCGTAGATCGAACGCGCAGAAAGCGCTGGCGCAAGCCACCAAGGATTGGGGCGATCCGCTTAAAAATCAGGAACTGAAGAAACAGTACCCCACCATGCAGGCATACCAGAAGGCACTTTTTGATGCGCTGCAACTACAATCATTGCCAGAGATGCGAGTGCTTCCGGATGAGGATTGACGTATGGCCATTTATACCTACAAGGCTCCGGGCGGTAAAACGATCCGACTTGAAGGACCTGCGGGGTTAACACAGGCCGACGTAAATCTTTACGGCGACAACATGTTCAAGACGGAGCCTGTTGCGGCTCCGGTGCCCGCTCCCGCTCCCAAGGGTGAGTCTGGCTTTATCCCGTCCATCATGCGCGCTGGCTACCAGACCAGTGCACTGCTTGGCGACGTGCTACCTGCCATGGCGGCAAAAGCTGTCGGGGCGGAAGAGTATGCCAAGCGGCAGATGGGCGAAGCTGCGGCAACAATGCAGCGCGCGCAGGAGTTGTACCCTGCGGAAGTCCCGTCGTACAAAGACATCAAAGGCGTAGGCGATGCGCTCACCTACGTAAAAGAAGCTATTGGCGAGATGATTCCCTCGATCATCCCGTCTGTTTTGACTGGTGGTCTGGCAGGGGTTGCGGCACGTCCGGCGGTGGCTGCAGCGACGGCTGCGGCTAAAGAATATGCCGAGAAGCAGGTTGTAGAGGCTTTTGCAAAAGGGCCGATGCAGCAAGCCGTGCTCGAAAAGATTAAAAAAGATGCTCTTGCAGAGGGCATGAAGGCGGCGCAGAGGACCGCGCTCAAGTACCAAGCTGCGGGCGCGCTCACGGGTTCTGCGGCGCAGAACGTCCCTGAAGTCTTCCAGAACATCTACGAAGAGACTGGGAAGATGGAGCTTGCTCCCGCGTTGGTGGCGGGTGGCTTCAATTCGGTGCTGGATGCAATCATGCCGATCCAGCTTCTGCGCAAAGTCAATACGGCTGGCATCCCCAGAGAACAGATTATCGGTGCGTGGTACAAGCGTGCTGGCAAAGGGGCGGTAACTGGCTTCTTAACTGAGGGCGGCACGGAAGCCGTCCAAGAAATGTCCAGCGCAGCGGCTGAGAAGTTTGTTGATCAGAACAAGGACTTCTTCACCGAGAAGAACTTTGAGCGCTTTATCAATTCTGGCTTGAAGGGTGGCTTTGGTGGCGCTGCGGTCACCGCTACGGCAGATGTCCTGACGGGCAAAGCGCCAGAGAAAGTCACGCCCCCGAGCGAGAAGGAAGAAGTCGAGACTGAGCGCGAACTGCCCCCGCCGCCCGCAGGTGAGAAGAAGGTAAGACTGTCCAAGCTGGAGAGACTGCGCGAAGACCTCGCCGCGACTCAGGCCAGACTAAACGAGAACCTTGCCAAAGGGCGCAGGGGGACGATGATCACTCGGTCTGAAGGCAAGATCGAGCGGCTCAAACGAGAGATTGCGGATGAGGAAGCCAAGGCGGCTGCTGAAGGAGCACCAAGTGTTGCAGAACCTATCCCGGGAGCAGGTGGAGCAGGCTTTGAAATTCTTAGCCCAACCGATGCCGGAGTCAGTGCCCCCGCCCCTCAAGGACCTGAACTTACTGGAGTGGCACCTGCTCCAGCAACTGCTGGAGAACTTGCTGGAGG